CACATGGCTTATTCAATTGATTCCGCAAACATAATTACTAGTGTAAATACAACTAATCCAGGACAAGTATTTAATTATCTTCGTCCTAATGCTTTTAGATTTACCGTTAAAGATCTTCCACATGTAGCATATACTTGTCAATCTGCTAATCTTCCATCTTTAAATTTAGGTTTTGCAATACAAACTACACCATTTTTAGATATTCCAAGAATTGGAGATAAATTAAATTATGCAGAGTTTACTATACGTTTTCTTATTAGTGAAGATATGGTAAACTATATAGAATTATTGGAATGGCTTGTTGCCTTAGGCTTTCCAGACAACTATAATCAATATAAAGGATTTGTAGGTGATAGATTGAATCGATTCCCATTTATGACAACAAAACAAGGAACAACTGAACCAGCTGCTTATTCAGATGGAACATTAACTATTTTAGACTCGTCTAATAATCCAAAAAATAATATAATTTTTAAAGACTTGTTTCCAATATCAGTAGAAGCATTAGATTTTGATATAACAAGTTCAGCAGTAGAATTTTTTATAGGTATAGCAACATTTAAATACAGAACATTTGAAATTGAATCAATTTAACACATGGAGATATCATGGCAGGTATACAAACTCGTCAAGTCAAAATTGACTTAAACAAACTACGTGAAAGTAAATTTTTTATAGCAACACCTTGTTATGGTGGTGCTCTTACAGAACCTTACTTTAGATCAACAATAAAACTTATGACGTGGTTCAATGGACACAAAGTTCCATTGGCTTTTGGAACTATTGCTAATGAATCTTTAGTTACAAGAGCAAGAAATGTTTTATTGGCTTATTTTCTTAATTCAGATTATACACATCTAATGTTTATAGATGCTGATATAGAATTTCAAGTAGACGATATTTTAAAACTTTGGTTGCACGATAAAGATGTTGTAGTTGGTGCATATCCAAAGAAAGGTGTTAACTGGTCTCATATAAAAGAATCAGTCATTCTTGATCCATCAAAAGAACTTACACCAAATCAAATTGGTGCCTTAGGTTCTGACTATGCTATAAACTTTAAGTTTTCGGATAGAGAAAATAAACAAGTTAAAGTTGAAAACGGTTTGATAGAACTTCATGATGCTGGTACTGGATTTATGATGATTAAAAGAAAAGCCATAGATAGTATCATAGAACATTATCCAGAGATTAAATATGTTAATGATGTTCAGATGGGTGGTGTAGATTTGAAAGATAAATTTTATGCATTATTTGATACTATGATAGATCCAATCGATAGAAGATATCTTTCAGAAGATTATACATTCTGTAGAAGATGGCAAGAAATGAAAGGTCAAATCTGGTTAGATCCATCTATATCACTTAACCATTATGGTTCATTCTGTTTCCAAGGTAATCCGGAAATGATTATAAGTTTTGATGATCCAGGAACAACTTCAACTAAAAGTGTAACAGTTGACGAAAAGAAAGAAGAAATGGAGACTATAGATTTAGAAACTCTATAGTATGAAACTTAGTGAAATACAATCAGAATGGAAAAGTGATTCCAAAATAAACAATTTAGATCTTGGTAGTGAAGCAGTTAAAGTTGCAACTCTTCATGCCAAGTATCTAACTTTGTTATCAAATGTAAAACTACAACAGCGCAAAGCTGAAAGCGATTATAACAATATGAGAAGAATCAAGTATCGTTATTATCGTGGTGAACTTTCTAAATCAGAACTTGATAGATTAAATCTTGAACAGTATCAAGGTAATAAACCTTTAAAGAATGAAATGGAAGAATTTTTGACTTGTGATGAAGATTTAAATACATTACAAGATAAAGTAGCATATTACAAAACAGTTGTATTTACTTTAGAACAAATATTGAGATCTCTTAATTCAAGAACTTGGGATTTGAAAACAGCAGTTGAATGGCAGAAGTTTACAAATGGCGCATTCTAATATACAATTAAAAAGTAATATTACTTTAAAAGATACTAAAAAACAATCTTCAAATACGTATACAGTTTCTTATGTTAATTTTGAAGGTAAAATGGTAACTACAACTTATGACAGACATCTCGATAACGAAAAAAAATGATGTATATATCAAAGTTAAATGTGAACCAGATATAGCACAAGAACTTCATTCACATTTTTCTTTCGACGTTCCAGGTGCAAAGTTTACACCAATGTATAGGAACAGAGTATGGGATGGTCAACTACATTTATTTTCATTATTTACAAAAGAAATATATACTGGTCTAAGACCGTATGTAAAACATTTTGCAGAAGTAAATCAATATACATATGATGAATCAGATTTTACAAAGACTGCTGATAAAGTATCTATTGAACAATTAAAGTCTTTTATTAACGATCTTAACATAAATTTAAAGATAAGAGAATATCAAATTGAAGCAGTACATGAAGCAATCAATGATGGTAGAAGATTATTATTATCACCAACTGGTTCTGGTAAATCATTAATAATTTATATCTTGATAAGATGGCATCAACAGTTTGGAAGAAAACAACTTATTGTAGTGCCAACAACTTCATTAGTAGAGCAACTGTTTTCAGACTTTCAAGATTATGCAAAACAAGATACTTGGAAGGCAAGTTATAACTGTTATAGAATATATGGAACAGTTAGTAAAACTAATGATATGCCAGTTACTATATCAACATGGCAGTCGATACATAGATTACCTAAGAAGTTTTTTACTGAGTTTAAAACAATCTATGGAGATGAATGTCATTTATTCAAAGCTAAGTCTTTGACAACTATAATGAACAAATGTCATACCACTCCATACAGAATAGGTACAACAGGAACACTTGATGGTACAAAAACACATAAGTTAGTTTTAGAAGGATTGTTTGGTCAAGTATATAGAACTACAACAACTAAAAACTTGATTGAAACTAAACAACTTGCTGATCTTAAAATATTTGGAATTATTTTAAAGTATTCTGATGAAGTTAGAAAAGCAGTAAAAAACTTTACATATCAACAAGAGATGGATTATATAGTACAATACGAACAAAGAAATAAATTTATAAGAAACTTAGCTTTGGATCAAAAAGGGAATACACTTGTCCTATTCCAATATGTTGAAAAACATGGTAAGATACTTAATGATATGATTAATGATAAAACAAAACAAAGAAAAGTATTTTTTATATATGGTGGAACTGAAACACAACAAAGAGAGAATGCAAGAAAAATAACAGAAGGTGAAAAGGATGCAATAATTATAGCTTCGTTTGGTACATTTTCTACAGGAATAAATATAAAAAACTTGCATAATATAATTTTTGCTTCACCATCTAAGTCAAGGATAAGAAATCTTCAATCTATTGGTAGAGGATTGAGAATAGGTAGTAATAAAAGTAAATGTAAATTATTTGATATAGGTGATGATTTAAGTTGGAGATCAAGAAAAAATTATACTTTACTACATATGGTTGAAAGGATAAAAATTTACGCTGATGAAGACTTTGATTATGTAACAACAGAGGTAAACATATGATAAAGTTATTCAAATTAATGACTGGAGAACAATTGATTGGAAGAATCGATACTGATTCAACTAATTTAAATCAAAGGCATATAGCTATAATAGATCCAGTTGAAATAAAAACAGCTAATATTAGTAGAGGATTACTTACCATAGAACAGTTTATTATGGTTCCATGGTTAAGAATATCTAAAGATAATACTATGAATGTATTATTTGATTCAATAGTTGTAATGGCAGATGTAGCAGAAGATGCTATAGAACAATATAACAAGTATTTAGATGGGTATGAAGAAGATGATAAACAAATAGGTGATGATGAACTTAAATCAGAAAGTGTAGAAGAAGATTATGCAGAACAACTCAAAAGAGCTGAAACCGGAAAAACTATCCATTAGTAATCCGAAAAGCACACATTATGTTGATAATAGTAAATTTTTAGAAGAATTAGTAAAGTACAAAAAGAAAGTTAATGAAGCTAAAGATAAAAATATTCCTAAGCCAATAGTTTCTAATTATCTTGGTGAATGTTTTTTAAAGATAGCAACACATTTATCTTACAAAGCTAACTTTATTAATTATACATATCGAGATGATATGATATCAGATGGTATAGAAAACTGTTTAGTAGCAGTTGATAAATTTGATCCAGAAAAATCAAAGAATCCTTTTGCTTATTACACTCAAATAATTTATTTTGCATTTGTAAGAAGAATACAAAAAGAAAAGAAACAACAAGCAACAAAATATAAAATACTTGAAAACATAGATTTGAATCAATTGTTAGTTCATTCAGATGGTAATGAAGAATACGTGTCACAAGTTATTGACCTTATGAAAAGACAAATGGATAATGTAGAACCAGAAAGAAAAGAAGTGAAAAAATGAATGTCAAATCTAGTTGAAAAAAAATATTACTATAGTGAAATATTTTATAGCATTCAAGGGGAAGGTCATTATACAGGAGCACCAACAGCCTGGATAAGATTTTTTCTATGTAATCTGCAATGCAATGGTTTTGGTCAATCTGATCCAACTAATCCGGATACATATGAACTTCCGTTCTTAGATTTTGATGTTAAGTCTGTTAGTCGTGTAGAAGATTTACCTGTATGGGAAAAAGGTTGTGATTCAAGTTATACATGGGCAAAGAAGTTTAAAGATTTGATGGGTCATGAAACACCATCTGCTCTTGCAAATAAGATAGTTGATATAATTAAGAATGAAAGTAATCCAGAAGGTAAGTTTTTACATCCAGTAAGTAAGTTTCATCAACACTTATGTTTTACTGGAGGGGAACCTCTAATGGCTACAGGTCAGATGGCATCTATTGGAATCTATGAAGAATTACAAAGACAGAACAACTTACCAGGTTCTATGACATTTGAAACTAATGGTACACAAAAGTTAAAGCCAGCTTTTATTGAATGGGGTCAAAGTATAGATACAGAAATATTTTTTAGTTGTAGTCCTAAACTGTTTACAGTATCTGGCGAAAAGTCTAGTAGAGCAATCAAACCAGAAAATGTAGCAGAATATTTACAAGTAAGCAAGAAAGGTCAGCTTAAATTTGTAGTTGGAGAAAAAGAACGTGAATGGGAAGAAATGGAATCAGTAGTTAAACAGTTTAGAGATGCTGGTGTTGATTGGCCTGTATGGATAATGCCAACAGGAGCTAGAGAAGAAGAACAAACTGCAAGTGCAGGAAAGGTAGCTGAAAAAGCATTCAAAAGAGGTTATAATGTAGCTGCAAGAGTGCATGTGTATTTGTTTGGAAATGCAATTGGAACTTAGTACCATTGTCATTATTAACTTTATATTTTATAATGGGAACTTATGAAAACTATTAATTATCCTTATAATGAATACAAAAAAGATCTTAAC